CCCTGGCCGACACAGCCGTACTGCCCTTTGCTCAGGTCTGCCTTCGGATGATTCAGCGTACTCATATCCTGCACATCATGCAGGCAGTGGTCGGCCGGAATAATATCGTTATATCTGCAGGCAGCCCCGCCCGGCGTAACTGTACTGCGGCGCGCCAGCTGTTTAATGCGCGGATCCGGAGCATCGTATGAATCCGGCAGCGGAAGCCCTTCACCGTAAGCCATGGCATTGGACTGCCCGGCCAGTACGATGACGTAGTACCAATCCGGCTCAGTTGCACCACTGACCACCACATCACCTTCTGCTGTAATCGCCTGCATCAGGGTATAAGGGGTTATGGCCACCGGACTACCAAACGGCTGCCAGCCCTCTTTCAGTTTGTGTGTCAGCTTTTCCGCAAGGTCTGACGGCGACGCCGCCCTGACAACATCATAATGTTTAAATGTCATTATTCCTCCCGGCCGGGATAGTGTATTAAATCAGATATGGAGTGGGCTGGCTGTAGTCCGGAAGCCTGAATGACACTCGGGGACTACAGCCCAAGAAATGAAAAAAGGCCACGCAGTTGCGCAGCCTGATAAACCCTGGTTAAAATCCACACGATAACAACACAACAATATCAGTATCTCATGCTATTGCCCGAACCCATTCGGGCATTTTTTACCCATAAAAAAAGCCCCTCCGGAGAGGGGCATGTTTGCATGCACATTCTTTTTCTTGCATGGTGCCGGGTGCCTCCCGGTGAATTCAGTATCAGCACCTGAATCCGCGATTATCACATATACCTGGTTGCTGATTGCCCCTCCGCACAGGGGGATTCACCATGCAGTAGTATTTTTAATAAACAGCAAATAAAAAAATCAAGCATTATGCAGGCTGTTTCTTTTTATCACCGGCTACAGCAATACCACAATGCCGCAGACCAGCACCCCATCCGCCAGCACCGACATGATTCTGCTGGTGAAATCCACCATCACCACCAGAAACAGCAGGAGTGCAGCCACAGCCAGGCGCAGTTTTACCGTCACTGGTGATTCTCCAGACGAAGACCCAGAACACCGGCAATCTCTTCCAGCACCTTGCGCTCTTCCGGCTCAATTATTTCTGACGTAAACGCGGACAGCGCAGGCTGATTACGCAGTACCTGTTCGATCTTCGATTTCTAGGAAGCCTCACATTCACCATCTGCACAGGCCACCAGGTAGGCAGCATTAATAACCGCCTGTGCCACATCGCGTTTCTCAAACTTTCCTTTTTCCGGTTAACGTGACACACCAATAACTCTTGTCGAAAAAGCCAGCAAGCTGAAAGACCGGTATTCACCGCCGCCAGCGCGTTTACTGTACTGACGCGATTTTCGGACATAAAAAAAACGCCTGGCGGCAGTTTTTTTCTTACTTTGCCATCGCGTACAAAATAGGCAAAATATCAGATTTATACGAAACATACGCGATTTAATTGACTTTTGCAATATCTCGTCGTGAAAAGGTCGCTTTTTGTTGCGCTCTTATTTTCACGGAGCAAATCAAGGATTCTCTATCGAGGCGCTTAAAAATATCGCACATCTCACGCCAGTAGTTCGCATAATTATGGCTCCAGTTATCAGGCTTAACTCCACACAGTCTGGCAAGCTCCTGTCTCTGGTAGACCTCACACCCGGTAACCCATCCTCTGACATCCTGTGCCGCCAGCCAGATCAACTTCTTCACACGCTCCAGCGTTTTCACTGCAATTTTTCTGGTACCAGACTGAGTTTTAAATTCATTCCACACCCACTGCGTTATCGCGATCTGATGCTCCCAGCAAATGTTTCCGCCATAACACCACAACAACCACGCCTTCTGATGTTCTTCCAGTTCCAGAAGGGTACGCCGCCACGATGATGTTGCAAACTCAACAGGACTGACCAGGGCAATTGATGAGCCTTTCGCCAGTGATTGTTTACCCGGGATTGGGGGATTATCCCGCGTGATCATTTTTCCGGTTACCTCATCGCGGTAACGAATTTTTTTGCGTCTGTAACGCCCTGTATCGAACAGGGCATTTTCCTGCCAGGCTTCCAGTTGACCTTTTGTCGCCCCACTGAGATCCGCAGTGGCAATCATGAGTTGCTCACGAACAAACTGTAAATACTGGTTATTCATGCACACCCCACCTCTGTAATTTTTATCTCCAGCCGTCCACCAGATACTGGCTTTCCACGTACAATATTGATTTCATCAAACTGCTCAAGAGAGTTTTTTGCGGGCATTTTGCCAGTCCTTTCGTGCCTGTTCAGACGGGAATAACCCGTAGCCGGAGTTGTATACATAACCACTGGCAACCAGCTCTCTGGCAAGAATGCTCATCAGATATCTTGTCGCACCTGTTTTAGCTTCCAACTGTCGTAATGTCTCGCGACCGCTCTGGCGCACAAGTTCGACCACCTGCTCTTTAATTTTTTTCCCGCTCTTCCTGTGTAAAAACTTTTGCCACAAGTCCTCCTTAAAATTACCTCATGACCTGAAATCAACACTTATCCCCTGAAACCAGGCGGAATTTCTGTATCCGGTTCAGAAATATGATTCACACAACGCTGTACAGGTGAACGTCCCAAGCGGATGACCAGTTCGTCCCATTTTTCGCGGAGTTTTGACGGGCTCATGATGTTTTTTACCCAGAATGGATCTCGCTGTACCCGACCAAACATTTCGCAAATTTGTCTGTGGCTTCTGCCATCCAGCATCCGCATTGTGCGCACGTCATTGGCCCAGGCTGTCCAGTTAGGCTCTTTTGGTCGCATGATCTCTCCATCGTCGCTGGCAGCCTGTTCGTAAAGGTTCACGATCCGCCCCCAAATCCACTGCGCACACGCCAAATCCTCCCTGCTACCCCACTGGCGTTTTTTCGCACTAAACACAACCGCGTCGGGGTTCCGGATTAAAAAATCCTGTTCAGCGGTCTGCGGGTCCGGTTGCGAAGCTTCCGGACGAAAAGTGTTTTTATTCTCTGTAGTAATCTCTGTTGTATTCTCTGTAAGATCATCAGGCCATTTTGACCCGATGACATTGGGTCGTTTTGAACCAATGGAGCGTTTCATTTTGACCTCTTCCATCGTGTCATTTTGACCTGATGGAGCGGCGCATTTTGAACCGATGGATTCGTTCAATTTGCCACCATCTAAAAGCTCGTTCCCATAGTTGATCGTGTAGAAATTGGTCATATCGCGCTTTGATTTATTGAGCTTTTCACAACGCAAAAGCCCCAGCGTTTTCAGACTTGCAAACGCGCGCTTTAACGTTGACTCTGACCAGAATGGGAACTGTTCCAGCCATTGTTCCGTTGTGTTGTAAATCCAGCGAACACCATCACATTCCATGCCGGAATTGGTATCTCTCAACCAGTAATGCAACTGCTGCAACACAATGGCTTCATTTAAGCCAATCTTCATCGCAAGCTGTGTGTTTATAACCAGTGGGCGTTCAGCAAAAAGAAGGCTCATAATTCCATCCAGCTTTTTGTTGGTATTGCTGTCGATACGCAAGTTTGAAAGCAATTGCTTTTTCTATAAGTTCGTCAGTTTCACGATCCACTACGGCAGGATCAGCAAAAAGCAGTCCGGACTCCACCACATCGCCATATTCTTTGTTTAACCCGGCGATCATGTACGTGATGCTTTTTCCGTCACTAATTTCACGATACAACCTGAAATCATTAATCCGGATAGCCTCCATAATTGCAGGCACTAGCGCCGTGAACTTTTCACGCTTATTGAACCGCCCCGGAAATCCTGGAGACTAAACTCCCTGAGAAAGAGGTAAACAGGATGACTAAAAATACTCGTTTTTCCCCCGAAGTCCGTCAGCGGGCGATTCGTATGGTTCTGGAAAGTCAGGATGAATATGACTCACAGTGGGCGGCAATTTGTTCCATTGCCCCAAAGATTGGCTGTACGCCGGAGACTCTGCGTGTCTGGGTTCGCCAGCATGAGCGGGATACCGGGGGCGGTGATGGTGGGCTCACCAGCGCTGAACGTCAGCGTCTGAAAGAGCTGGAACGTGAAAATCGTGAACTG